CTATTAAGCAGCAGTTGGCTGACACGCGCATCCAAAATGCGATAGAGTATGACGGGACTGAGGACGACAGCGAAGGTGACGGCGATGACGCTGCGCTAGATATGAACAGCCTAGCGCCTGACGGTGAGATGAGTACCTCGAAAACTTCGGCCTACGAAGGTGTAGACGACGAAACAAAAGCATGGACGCAGAAACAAAAGACAAAACGCACTACCCAGACCGCGGCGCAGAGAGCTGCTATACGAGCTGAGCTTGATGTGGCTATGAGAAAACACCGCGGGTACAAGCCCGCGGGCGACCTATGGAACAACGGGTTTGAGTCCGACGTAGAAAACGAAGCGGACCGTGTCCCCTTCGAGTCTATGGATGCGGGCTCTCGCCATGAGTGGCTCACGTTCGCCACAGAATATAACTCAGGAGACCTTGACCTAGACGCCTTAGGTCAAGAGTACGACTTTATCCGTGCCAGCTTTATAAAGGATACACAAAATGCCAAACGTCAAAGCCCCGACCCAGTTGGACAAACTGAAGGCCAAGCAGGACCGGAAGACACTGCTCCTGTTACTGGAGGAGTACGAGAAGAAGGGGCTAGACCTGAGCAAAGAGAAGGGCGTGCTGATGGGGAAGAGAACCCCACGCAGTTAACCGCTGAACAGTTTAAGGAGCGCTCTGCCAGCGTAGCAGTTACAACGAAGAAGAAGCGCCGGGTGGTTAAACCCACAGTGGCAGCTCCAGTGGTTGACACTGAGCCTACACAAGCAACAGCTGAGCCTACTCCCACTGTGGAGGCCAAGGCACCTAAGAAACGCGAAGGGTCAGTCGCTCAAGTTAACAGCGCGGACGCCATAGCAGAGCGGTTGGGTGGTGAAGTCGTTTACCAGAACGGTGAGCTGTCTCTTGTTCGCGGGTACAGCAACATTTCGGGGGCTCCAGTATACGCCGCCGCTAAAGACGATACGTACACCACAGTGGACGTTGAGAGCTACACAGGCAATGTCTTTACCCCTAGCCAAAAGGCGGAGCTTGTAGCCGCTAAGACCGCCGTGGAAACGGAAGCGCAGAGAGTTCACGCAGAAACACCGTTTGTCACTTATGAGAACGGCTTAGCATTCTCCGAGAATACGTCTCCCGAATTGCAGGGTATCGCGCGCGGTTGGAAAGAGTTGCTCGGGCTTGAGTCCGAGGTGTACATCACAACCCTTAGCGACGCGAAGGCCAACAAGCTTAACTTTACAGGTCCACTACGGGCCGTTGGCTCTGGCACGCTAGACAGCAATGAGCGTGGATCTACGCGTCGTATGGCTGACGGCACTCACTACATTATCTTTGACGACCAACCTGATAAAGCTGCCACACTGGAGACTCTCGCCCATGAGATGGGTCATATACACCAGAAGGAAGCGTTTGACTCTGCCCCAGCAAGCCTGAAGGGGGAACTGTACGACGCGCACAAGGCTTGGCTGGCAGAACAGAAAGGCGGAACCGCTAAAGCTTTGGTTGAAGCTCTACGCGCTCGGAAGACGGGTAAAACCACTAAGGTCGGTGAAGATCTTATGGCGCACCAAGCGCAGCCCTACTGGAAGTCGTTCAGCGAATGGTACGCCGACCAAGTATCACGTTGGGCAACAACGCAAAAGGTTCCACTAACGGTTGTCGAGAAGTTCTTCTCTCGCCTCGGCAAAGCCATGAAAAGCTTTTACGCCAAGGTGGCAAACAAGAAGTACCTGCCGTCATCCGAGTTTGTGAATTACTTGAGCCAAGTCAAAGGCGCTGCCCTGCGAGACCCGCTTAACGATAACGTCGACCTCCAGTCCGACGCAATGAAGGGGTCTATGGAGCCAACACCTGAGGGGCGCGCAAACACCGAGCGCTACGCTCAAAAGGCAGGCGAGCGGTTTGGACCTAACGCTGAGCAGTTTGTGAATGACTCTGCTGAGATTTTTTCAAACGCCGCTAGTTCACTAGAGTTCGTTCACCAGTTTATCCGTAGGATTAAAGGACGGTTGCCCGAAGCGGGAGTGTGGTACCAAGCTGTTAAAGAGTCAGACAAGACCCGCCAAGACATCCGCCGTCAGGTAGAGGCCATAGCGGTGGGCGCTCGGAACCTAACGGGTGAGCGCTTAGTAGTCGTCAACGACTTTGTCAGTAAGTCCACCTACTTTCAGAAGTGGGGCTACAACCCTCAGTTTACTGACAAGAACGGAGACCCTCGCGTTGTTAACATAGACGGTATCATGGAGCGAGCCTACAACCGGTTAACACCGGTTGAGCAGAAGTTGGTGCGGGATATGTTCCAGCACGGTGAAAACATGCGTCTGCGCAAGCTGGCAATCGCCAAAGAGATGGGTATTCCAAAGACCTTCTTTAGTGCTGAGGCCCTTGATGGTCCCTATGCCCCACTGAAGCGTTTTGGTAAGTACGCTACGGTACTGAAGTCCCAAGCGTTACTTGACGCAGAGGCGCTAGACACGGCTGAATCCAGCCCAGCGACACGCAAGACGGTGGAAGAGTTAAAGTCCGACGGAGATAACTACGTGGTCAGTTTCTTTGACACCATGGGATTGGCGAAGAAGTTCAGGGACGAGAACGCTAAGACCTACGCGTACGCAAGCGCGTCACAGCGTGCTAACGACGTAATGGAAGACCGCACACCAAACGCTGAAGTGTTCCAGAAAGTGCTTGGGGCTCTGAGCGCCGCGGACAAATCTCAGATAGACCCAGCGTCTAAGGCAGCTTTTTCCGACTTAGTGCGCGACATGTACTTTGACTCACTAGATCAGCGCGACGCTCGAATGTCCGGGGCCAAGCGTAAGAACCGCGCGGGTTACGAAAAGAACATGATCCGTTCGTTCCTGTCTCACGCAAGCGCTGAATCGGCGATGATCTCCACTATGGAGCACGGTGCTGAAGTCAACATGGCTCTGGCGGCGACCCTCAAGGCAGCTCGCAAAAACGAAACAGAACTCATGCCCATGTACAACATGATGGCTGCTCACTACAAAGACTCGCTGGTCTACAAGCAGTCGACATTCCAGAGCATACAAAACCGTATAGCGGCTGGGAACTCTGTCTGGATGCTGACATCGAGCATTGGCTACCACGTAACGAACGCTACCCAGCCCGCCGCGGTTACGGTCCCGTTCCTTGCCGGGCACTTTAACAACTACTCTGGCGCTTGGAAAAGCTTGCTAGACGGCTACACAGTGGCAAATGGGGCCATTAGGATGACGAAGGATCTCGAGACTGAGATTGACGTCGAAAAAACGCCTGAAAAGTACCGAGCGCTGCTGAAAGAACTCCAACTGCGGGGCCTTCTTGACGTTGGTATGGAAGAAGACTTGGCCTCGTTCGAGCGGTTCAACACAGGCTATGAGGGCCTTAACGCCGCGGGAGATGTTGCTGGCAAGATTACCCACAAGTTGTACCAAACAGCCCGTTTCGTCGAAGCCCAAAACCGTATATCCTCAGCCGTTGCAGCGTACGACATGGCACTGGCAAAACCTTCAGTCCCTGCACGGTTCGACATGACGCCAGTGGAGTACGCGACCGCGATCGTGGAAGACACGCAGGGTAACTTTGGTGCGCTTGACGCTCCGCTGCTGCTGAAGAAGCTTCCTAAGCTGACAGTTCAGTACCGAAAGTACCAATTCCTCATGGGCGCAAACTACGTCAAGAGTTTCATGATGGCGTTTAAAGGTGAGTCTCCTGAGGTAAGGGCTGCGGGTAAGCGAACGCTAGGGTACATGCTCGCCCACGCCGGTATACTCGGGGGTCTAACGGGACTGCCAGCGATCTCGGAGATTTCGTCGTTGTTCTTTTGGCTGGCGAATCTGGTCTCTCCTGAGGAAGATGAGCCCCAAGATCTTGAGCGTTTTATCCGCGAGAACGTTCCGGGGAAATTCGGCGAGGTTCTTGCTCGAGGTGGGTTCAGTGCGATCGGCATAGACATGTCTACCAAACTTAGCCAAGACAACATCTTCAAACCTTTCCCGTACACGGAAATCGAGCCAACTGAAGATGCCCTTAAAGATATTGTCTTTAACCTAGCTGCTGGCCCCTCTGGTACCACGATGCTGAACTTCTTGCGCTCCGCCGAGTACGCAGCGAATGGGGATGTGTCAAAAGCCATCGAGCACTTTGTGCCAAAAGGTTTACGCAAGCCACTGGAGTCCTACAGACTTGCTACCGAAGGCATGTCGTTTAAGAACGGCGACATCGTGGTTACCCCAGAAGAAATGAGAGCGTCAGGTATGGTTCCACTGCTTGTTAACGCGCTGGGCATTCCTGTCAGCCTTGTCGAAAACATAAAGTACACTCGGAGCCAGCAGTACGAAATCAGCCAGCACTTTAGCACTGAGACGGGCCGTATACGACGTGAGTACATAGACGCTCACCAGTCTGGCGACCCTAGGGCTAAGCTGAGACTTAAACGCGAGTGGCGAACCTTGCAGGGTCACAAGGACAGACTTCGGGGGTCTTTCGGGAATGACAGCAAAGCGCTGCCACGCCAGTCCATATCCGATCTAATCAAAGCGCCTTTCGCTCAGCGGCGGCGGGAGCGAGGTGCTGCCAGCCGGTTCGAGTAATGTCTCTCCTCGGGCGTTAACTTATTCCCTTAGCGCCCCTTTCGCCTAGCCTTATCCATTGGGCTAGGCTTTTTTTTGTACGAAAATCGTGTAGTATCAAGTTGTTAGCTAAATTCACACTCAGGGTATGACTAATGCGACATTTGTTTATTCCAGATACTCAAGTTAAGAAAGGCGTGCCGCTCGACCATCTCCGCGCGCTAGGCAACTACATAGTAGAGAAAAAGCCAGACGTCATCGTCCACATTGGTGACCATGCCGATATGCCGTCGCTGTCTAGTTACGAGAAGACCGGCTCCAAATATTTCGAGAACATGCGATACCGAGACGACATCGAGTCCTCACGGCTGGGTATGGAAATACTGCTAGAGCCCATGGTTCGCTACAACAATATGCAGAAGCGCAACAAGAAAGCCCTGTACAAGCCGCGGATGGACCTCACGCTTGGCAACCACGAGTATCGCATTCAGCGCACGATCAATGACGACCCTGTTAAGCTTGAGGGTCTGATGAGCATGAGCGATCTTGGTTATGAAGAGTATGGCTGGACTGTACACCCGTTCCTACACCACGTTGAGATTGATGGCGTGCTGTACTCGCACTATCACAAGAACCCAAATAGTCCCATGGGCAACCCGATGGGGGGCACGATCCAGTCCAAACTCAACAACATGAAGCAGTCATTCTCGAATGGCCACAACCAGATGCTACAATACGGCATAGCGTACACTGGGTCAGGTCGCAGGCTTCACGGGCTGCAAGCTGGTGCGTTCTACATGCACGACGAAGGATTCATGGGGTTGCAAGGTAACAAACAGCACTGGCGCGGCGTAGTAGTCAAGAACGAGGTGAAAGATGGGCAATACGACCCCTGTTTTGTGTCTCTCGACTACCTTCTGAAGAACTACAGGTAGGAGCGCACAATATTTATTTTGACTACAGTTTTACTACATTCCCAAATAGCGGTTCGGTAAGTATCTGTTTTAATTTACCTATTTATACCCACTGCAACTCAGTAAGATAAGCAGCAGCTTTTTTTTCAAATAATTTCTGTTTAATTTCTAGCTAGTTAACAGATAGTCAAACTGTAGCTTTCTCAGGTGAAACTACTTGAACACAGGTGTATGTACCTGTACGACTACATCTTACTTCAGTTTGATGCAGGCGGGTTTTAGCTATGGCGAGTATATACAGACGCGGGAAAGTCTACTGGATTCAGTGGAGCCTCGACGGGGAACGCCACAATGAGTCTCTGCGCACCACCGTAAAGAAGGAAGCGCTGATAGCCAAGTCAGCTAAAGAGCTGGAGACGCGGACCGGTGTGTCCGTCGCCCAGTCTAACTGCACCGTGGCAGAGTTCAGCGTACAGTACCTTTTGTGGCACCGTGGAGAGTACCCGTGGGCTGAGAAAGGAATGCGCTATTACTTCGACTCGACCTTGCTACCTTCGTTCGGCCACATGCGCCTCGCCAGCCTAGATCCCCAACAGGTAGAGCTGTGGAAACACAAACGCAACGGATCTATGGGGCACTTGTCCAAGCGCCCACGAACACGACTCACTGTTAACTCAGAGCTAAAGAAGCTCAAGGCGCTGGTAAACAAAGCGGTGGAGTGGGGAGTTATACCTAGGAACACGATCGCTCCAGTCAAAATGTTCCAGAACTTGGATGCTAACGCACGCGGGTACCTCACGAAAGAACAGCTAAACGCGCTGTACACCGCTGACCCTGAGACTGCTGCGATCTGGCAGCTAATGGCCAACACGGGTATGCGGATCGGGGAAGCTATGAACCTAAAATGGACGAGGGTTAATGCTGAGAGGGTGAGGGTTGTATCGAGTCAGGAACATATGACAAAGACGCGCCAATGGCGGGACATACCAGTATCACCGGGATGTCGATCTGCGTTGGCGGAGTTGAGGGGTCGCAACGACGGTTACGTGTTGCCGAGGGTAAATATCACTACGTTGAGGAGGTACTTTAAGAAGGCGTGCGATAAGGCGGGGTTTGATGCAGTGCCTCACGAATTACGTCATACATTCATTAGTCACTTAGTGATGCAAGGCATTCCGTTGCGCACAGTGCAGGTACTGGCGGGGCACAAGAGTATCGCCGTAACAGAGCAATACGCGCATCTTGCGCCCAACCACATGTCAGACATGGTTTCTAGTCTTCACCTCTAGGGAGCGGCGTCATGCTACCACTTCCTCGTGCTGAGCTGTTCTGTTCGGGGATGCCGTAGATCTTCTACAAGCAAAGAATTGTCGATGTGGTCTCGGGTATTCACGCAACGTGAGCTTCTTGTGTGGCGCTTTGTTCCACCGCACAGTTCGCAGATTTTACCATCGAAGAACTTTAGCTTCTGCTCTAACG